TGGTGCTTCAAATACGTTAAATTTTTTAATCATCTTTATTCGCCATCCTTGCCTTTTTAACCTTTTCTATCTCGCCCTTTTTAACTTTGATTAAACTTCTCTTTGCAATCTTATCAATCGTAGCTCCATATTTTGCTTTAATCAATTGGTCAACTTTCATTCGTTGCATAGGTGACATATTGTCATAGTTCTTATAAAATTTGTTAATGATAATTTTCTTTGCCATCTTATTTGCCTTGATACGTTGTTTCATAGGCGAAGCAATCTTTTTCATTGCTCTTTCTTTTTTGGCTTTAAATGCTGATGTTTTGGCTAGACGAGCCATTCTTCTACCAATCTTTCTTCTTTGTGCGACTGATATAACTCGTAGTTCTTTGATTGTCGAAACTAAGTCTTTAAATGTTTTCATCTATCCCATGCCTTTACTGCTGTGAAGTTATTGAAAGAAAATTCCATTCTATCAACTAGTTTTACAGCATTACCAGATACTCTATCTATTGCAACATAACCCTCTGGGTTTACCACTTTATAACCATTATTTGTTCGAATAAACGTATCTGTTAATTGTTTAACACTATTTAGTTTCCTGACGATTTGCATCTTTGCATCAATTAAGAAGTTTTGATACTTTACCAATTGAACTAGATTTTTAACGTGTTTTTTCATTTCAATACTATATTGTTTCTGAATATTCTCATATTTCTTCTTACCTGCAGCTGATTTGACTTTATCAATCTGTTTTTGTATAGAATCTTCTACCCACCCAACATATTCTGATGCGTGTTTATTAGGATTTGTTATCTTTTGTCCTCTACGAACTTTGCTATTTGTATATGTTTTCCATGATGCACCTGCAATTTGACCTGTCATAGATTCTTGTAATTTAAGAAACTTCTTCAACATAGTGGCATTAATCTTTTGAAATGTCTTTCCAACTAATGATAGTGAAGATGTAACGGCATCTGTTTCTTTGGAATTCATTGTTGCCTCACCTGATACATCTTTGTATGTCGCATCATCTTGCCAAACGCTTGATACTTTAGTCAACTTACTAATGTCAGCACCAAAGGAAGCTTTCATACCCTGTAAAGTTTTTCCTGTGTATGTTGTATGCCAGACAATACCAACTTTTGCTTTTGTTATAGTCTTTGCAAAATCAGAATCGACAGGTACAGCATAAACAATTGTATTGGGTTGAAATGTAATAAACTTTTCACCATCGATTGTATCTGTTTCTAAATCATCTGTAAACATAAGGTCACCCTGAAGTACATTCTCAATACCAAGTTTTGAAAATTCTTTTAATGCAACTTTAAACTTTGCATTTAATTCGCCAGATAAATCGGCATCTATCTCTTCATTTGTTTTATATAATTTTGGATTAACATTGAAAACTGATTTCTTTGCAACAAAAAACTTATCATCCTCTGGGTCAATACCTGCAAAGATAGCTGGAGCACCATCCCACTTAACAGTCATATTAACAGATGAACGACTATTACCTGCCAACATATCTCTTAATGAACGCAAGAAATTAATTGCAGCTCTTCCACCATCAACACCAAAGTTAATAATCTCATCTTCTAAATGTTCTAGGTGAAGATTCTTACCTGCTTTGTTTTCTTGTAAATCTGTAAACTTCATCATTTTGCCAATCCGTTGTATTTAACTGCAAGACTAAACTGTCCTAACTTTTTCATTCCAGCATGACCTGATTTATTTGTTCTTACTGACATGTTCATTTTAAGTGAATCTGGGCCAGATGTCAACTCAATAAACCAACTTTGTTTTGACTTTCCAGTATATGCTTTAATAAATTTAACTTGTGGTAAGAACACACCTATAGCATCTTTATCAGTTACTTCTTCATAACTACTACCAATTGCTTTAATAACAATTGTAGGAACATCTGGTGCATCTCTTAAAATTTCAGATTTAATATAGTTAATCGAACCTTGTTTGTTTTTATTAAATAAATTAACTAATCCTTTTCTCATAATTTCTAGATACTGATTATAATACTCTTCGTATTTTTCATTATTTTTTTTATCAAAATCTTTTAATATTAATTTTGTTTTTTTATCTCGTATAAAAGATTTTGCANCTGATATGCCTGGTATCTTTGAGTAAACTTCTTTGTGTGCTTNTTTAATTAATTTTCCATAAGTTCTATCTTTAAATACATCAAATACTCTTCCAACATAGGTATTTAATTGTGGTTCAGATGTTTTCTTTCCACCTGCTTTTAAACTAACACCTAACATTTGTTTATCAAAATATTCAATAAACATGTCACCTGGGTGATTGCCTGGCACACCGGGTGGTTTTGAACTTGACCTATAACCCCAATAGACATCTTTAATTTTTTTGTTTTCGTTTTCTTGATTTAAATATCCTAATATTCCAATTGCATTTTCCATTTTTTCATCAAACTTAGATGATGTATCTGCTTTGTTTATAGTTTCTTGTGCAGCCACAACATCTTTTTTATGAACACAGTTTAAAGATTTAACATCTACATCTAATAAAAATTTATGAAAGTCTGTTGGATTGGAAGGTTTGTATTTCTTTTCAAATGCAATACATGGGAATAACTCTGTGATACTTGAGTTTAAAGTTGTTTCTTGCATACCACCTGATTTTGGTTTGACAAAAATACGGAATTTTCTAAATCCAATTGTGCCATCAATTGGGTCGACTGATGATGAACTTGTACCTAAAGCAGATTTGATACCTTGTTGTTTAAGGTTTCGAAGTATCTCGTCTCTGTCGTTTTCTCTATCACCAGAACGAACAATATAAACATCTCTTATTGAAGATGTTAGTTTTTCAGATTTTTCATAAGGTAATTCAGCAAATACTCCTTTAGGAAGTACTTCCTCTGAAATAATCTCTTCAACAATATCTAGTTTATCTAGAATAGGTGTAGTTGTGACTGTTTTTTTGACTTGTTGTACATATTGTCTAATAGACATCAATAGCTCCCATTTATTATAATATAATCTTGAAAGTATTTATGCTTTATACATTCGCATCATTTTAGGTATTTCACCAGTTCCGAACGTAGGTTCGTGATTTTGTTTGTGACACCATAATTCAGCGTCCTCTTGAAACTCAAAATTCCATATAATGTTGTTCGTTTTCTTATCAATTGCAACAAAAGGATACTTTAAATTAGTATCATCAACACCAACATGGTATCTTTTTTTAAACTTTGATGTCTTGGAATTTCGCATATTTGTTTCCACTATTTGATTTATCAAATACGGGTATTTCATTATCTTGACCACTATCAGATAAATCTTGAGCATTAAGTTCTACATCATATAGTTTCATTTTAGACCTATCAATTCCTAATACAAATCTCTTATTTACAGTAGGGTCATTATATCTGTTTTTCAATTGTTTTACAGATATCTGATTTAACTCGTCCATTTCCTCTGTCGAGATAAGAGCAAACATAAAGTCTGCTGTTGCAGGTAATCCAAATGATTCAGATGTATCTTCAAGTCCAATATCAGTTGATACAAAACCACTTCTTGTTGTCTGGGTAGCAGATACAATAGGTAAATTAAACTCCACAGCAAGTCCTCTAAGTTCCTCTGCGATTGCTTTAATGATTGTGTAAGAGTTTACATTTGAGCCACCCTTAAAACGACTTGAGGCACATATATTTAAATAGTCCACAAAGATAATGTCTGGTTTAAAACTTTTCTTTATTGATAGTTCTTGTATTAATGCACGAAAGTGATTTGTGTGTGCTGACGCAGTTGGATATTCTTTAATAATAAGTTGACCAACATTCTTATTCGTAATTGCTTCAATCTTATCTTCATACATCTTTTTAGGTAAGTCATGAAGATTGTCAATACTGACATTCATAAGATTTGCATCTATTCTTTCTGCGATTCTTTCCTCTGCCATTTCTAACGTGATGTATAAAACATTACGACCTTGACTAATACAGTTTGCAGCCATATGACACATAAACAAAGATTTACCTACACCTGTACCTGCAAGTGCAATGTTTAATGTTTTTTGTGGAAGTCCACCTTTTGTAATTTTATTAAAGTAATCTAAATCGAAAGGTATTCTTTTTTCTACACGATGATAATAATCAAAACGATTTGCAGCGTCTTCAATGTAATCATGACCAACTCTATTATCAAATGATACTGCAAGTGCATCGGTTAATAAACTAGGTAGTACATCAGGTGTCTTATTTTTATCTCGACCTTCAATGATACCAATACCTTCAACAACTGCGTTATAGATTGCTTTCTCTTTACAGAATTTTTCTGTTGTATCAACTAACCATTCGTTATCGACTTCATCATTAGTAAAGTCACTAACAATAGTTGTAATATCTTTATATTGTTGTTCTGTTATATCTTTTCGATTATCAAGTTCAACTTCTAAAGATGTTGTTGTAGGAAACTTAGAATATTTTTCTGCAAACTTTACTATTTCTTCAAAGATTATCTTTTCGTTTTTATCTTGAAAGTAATCTTTTTTTATAAATGGTAAAACTTTACGAGCATAATCTTCATTCGTTATCAGATTGTTCAGTATCGTTAGTGTTATATTTTTCATCAATCACTTCCATTAATATGTCGCCGATGAGTTTAAAAAATTCATCATTGAACTGGTCTCTCGGTATTGCGTTATTTTCTACAATATCATATTCGAATTGCATTGTCAAGGAATTATCTTTTTCAATAGGTGTAACTTTCCCATATTTGTAAACTACACCTGCGTACTTACCTGTATTAATCCCAATACAAGTTTGTTTTGGATACTTATCAGTTTCTATGTAACTATAAGTCTTTTCAGACATTAAGTTACCAATCCACTTACAACTTCCGTATATGCTTTGTTAAGATTATCATTACTGTTTGTAACTAGGATTACTCCACCACTACGAAAACAAATTGACTTAGGATTTTCGTGGCCAGTCATACAAACGCCTCTGGCAAATCCCATTGTTCCTTTTTCAGTACTAACCATCATTTTTGGATTACTAAGATGAACACCTGTTTCATCGTTCTTTTCTAGTCTTCCAATAAATTCACCATGTGGTGTCAATACCGATACTAATTCGCCTTTTTTAAGTTCACTCATTATTTTCTCCATATAAAAATTCTTTGGCCGCAGCCTCATCTAGTTGTTTCATAACATCATCTGTAAAGTATTTCTCTGGGTTGTCATTTATTGACTTACCAAAAACTTTACTGCCATCAGGTAACTCAAACTTTGTAGATACTTTTTTAAAGATATTATATTTTTCTGCAAGTGTTAGTAGTCCATAATATTTATCAAGACCTTTATTATATGTAAGTCTAACTTCACATTGAGAATTCTCTTTTGTTAATCTAGACTTTTGATTTTTTGCTTTGATAATATTACCAACAACTTCCGTTCCGTCTTTTTCTTTTTTCTTACTAAGATAAACAATACTACTTGCGGCGTATTTTAATCCACTTCCACCACCCATTTCTTTCATAGGTACATATGAACCCACAACATCATAAGTATGATTTGTTACAACCATTGGGACTTTTGCTTTTCCTAATTTCAAAGTTAATATTCTAAATGCAGCCTTAAGAACTTGAGCTCTTGTCATATCTCTTGTTTCTTTACCTTCGGCAGTATCTTCAACTTCTTTTGTTGTTGATAACATTCCTAAAGAATCAAGACACATAAACATAGGTCGTTTTACATCAACATCTTGTTGAGTATATCTATCGAGAACTTTGATTGCCTGATGTCTAAACTCTTGAACAGTTGCAACAGGTAAGACAACTAATCTTGATGCATCAATACCTCTATCAGTTATCATTTTCTTTGTAATTGCTGATTCAGATTCAAAGTACACAACACCACCTTCTGGGTTTGCATCTAAGAAATGTTTAACTATTCCCATAAGAAAATATGTTTTACCAGTAGCAGATTCACCTGCTAGTGCTGTAATTTTGTTTTGAGGTAGTCCACCATAAAGTGAACCACTTAACATTCCATTTAATATATAAGAACCTGTGTCAATAAAATTATCAACATCACCAGATTCAATTCCGTCATCTGCCAAGTTAGCATATTCGTTGCCAGTTGTTTTAATAATCTCTTTTAGGAAATCATTGTTATCTTTACTCATAGATTTTACCCTCCTTAGTAATTTTGGTTAGTTTATTTTTTTTAATATCATACATACTATTATTTGGTATGTCTCTAGTATCAAGAACTTCTTTAATGTATTGTTTAAAAAGTTCAGCACCTTTAAATCCTTTTTCAGGTGGATAGATGTTATCTTCATTTTTCATAAAGAATAAACACATCTTTGCTACGTCTTCAAATTTAACTGCAATACCATTAAATAACATAATGCAATCCTTTTCAGACTTTCTTCCTTTAATAAATTTAAAGTTACTCATTTGACTGCAATCGCACCTAAAAAATTATGATTACGCCAAAAGACTTGTACATTTTTAAACCCTGCACCTGTTAAGAAACTACTGATTTCAGGCCAAGTGTTTGGTTTTAACATATGTCTTAATGTTTTTTCTTTATCAAGAATATCTTTATCATCAAAGTGTTCTCTCTTATGGTCATAGTACATAAAAGTTAACATGTCTTGTAAGTTTGCATTTTCAGCATAAACTTTTTCTGCGAATACAAATGCACCACCTGGGTTAAGACTATTGTATATTTCTCGTATAAGTTTTTCTCTGTTTTTCTTTGGCATAAACTGCAAAGTAAAAATAGATGTTATAAAGGAATAGTTTCTACTCCATGAATGGTCTCTAATATCTTTTTCTTGAAATGATACTAATGGAAAATCACTTTTACCAGTCATGGCAAAAATTTCTTTTGACCTTTTTGAAAGGTCTTCTTTAAAACCTTCTGCGTACTCGATACCTTCATAGAAAACATTTTTTTTATGTGGAAAGTTTTCTTCAATAATTCTTTTTGTAAGTTTACCAGTTGAACAACCAATGTCCATAACAAAACTGCTTTCTTCAACAAAGTATCTTGAAAATGATACAACGTCATTCATTAAGTCTCTGTATCCTCTAATTGATTTGTCGATATGATTATCGAATCCTTCTTCTCTATGTGCAAATGTAAAATCGTTTTTCATTATATATTCCTCAATACTTTCTCGTACATTGATGTTGCAAGATGACCCATCATAAGACTTGGTACCATTCTACCACATCGTTCTGCTTTTTGAGCCCACTTACCTGTTAGTTTAAAATCATCTGGTAATGAAGTTACTCTTTTTAGTTCACCCAATGTAAACTTTCTGTCATCATTCCAATGACAAACTCCAGCAGTTTTTTCTGTAGCACCCATTGCTGTAATTGTAGGCGAGGGATGAAACTCTGAAGCAATCTTTAAATTAAAATGCCATCCTTTAGGATGATAGTCTGTACCAGTAATAACCTTTTCAGGGTTTCTTGGCATTAGTGTACACGTTTGTTTATAGTATGCTGTGTCTTTCCACTTAGTAGTAAGCATATCAAGTTCTTCATTATCATATTCCAAACCATCGAATGCACCTTGTAAAGTAGTAATTGTTTTATTCTCTTGTGGAAATAATGATGATAAAGTCATAAAGTTTAATCCTACTTTATCCATAATATCATCTCTTACTGCCATAAAGAAAACTCTTCGTCTTCTTTGTGGAACACCAAACTTAGAACAGTCATGTACTTTTGCAACTACTTGATATCCAATGTCTTCAAATGTATTTTGAATTTTATTAAAATATTGTTTTGCTTCACCAACTGTAAGACCTTCAACATTTTCTGCAATGATAGTCTTTGGCCTAATAACTTCGGCAACTCTTAAAAACTCAAAGAATAAATCCTCAATATTAGTTACAGTCTTTCCGTCTGAATATTGTTTAGTTTTTCCAAAGCCATCACTATGAACAGTACCTTCTCTTGCGAGAGTACCACACATACTAAATGCAGAACAAGGTGGACTACCATCAAGTAATTCTAATTCACCCTCTTTTAGTTTTGTTAGTTCTAGAAAGTCTTTACCTGATAACTCTTTAATATCGCCATCAAGTATAGGTGTGTTAGGATAATTATCTCTGTAAGTATTTCTTGCCTCTTCGACAAATTCATTGATTGCAAGTATCTTTCCACCTGCAAGTCTGTAACCTGTGGACGAACCTCCACCTCCAGCGAAAGTAGAGATTACTCTAAACTTTTCTAATGCTTCTCCAGCATAAACGTCTTTAAGTAAGTAGGGTTTGTATTTCATATAAAACTTTCAAGTGTGCCTTTTGATTGAACTATTTTAGACCAATCACGACATACATCCATGATTCTTTTTCTATTGTATAGGTTTATCTCTTTATTGTCAAGAAGTTTCTCAAAAATAGTTGGAATATCTGCAACTAACTGTAAATTCAAGTGTTTCTTGAGTTTTAACTCATCAAATTCGGGGTAATGTTGTCTAATTAAGTGTTTTTCATATGGTTTATTGATACCATCCCAATCAAACTGTATAAAATAATCGAATACTTTTTTGTTTAGATAAGGAGCAATAAGGATTTTATCATACTTTTTACTTAATAGTTCTAATTGTCGCACCCCTGCTGGATTGTCACTATTAAAGTAATCTGACCTAAATTTATCAAACTTTTCTTTTGTGTGTTTAAAATGTATCATTGCCTTTTTACTTAAACCATAATGGCCATCAGCGGCAACACCAGATATAATAACTTTTTCTTTTATTTTTGGAAACATGTATAAAAATGGCCAAGTGCATTCAAAATGAACTTTCTTTTTACAATTCATTGTATGAGCCATCATTTTAAAATCTTCAACTAAATTATCTATTGGTACTGCAATACTTGTAAATGGAATATTAAACTTTTCACAGACCTCTTGAGCCTTTAGTGAATCATATGTAGGATTGCCTTCTATGTGAAAAGAATATCCATGAACGGATAAGTGTAATTTGTGCGATGTAAATAAACATGTATTGCTATCAACACCACCAGAGAGCAACACAGCGATATCACTATTTTCATTTCTTTCCTCTTGTATAATAGTTTCTAGTAACTTATTTATCATTTTTTCTTCCTAAAGTATCTTCGCCATAATGCTGACCTTGTCATTGACACTATGGTAAATATTATTGCAATTTGAAAATTCTCAAAAATAGTAGGATGCATATCAAACAATGGAAACACAGTTAGTTGTATTATAATGGCTAAAAAGAAACCACTACCTACATCTATTACACTTTCAATTATATCTCTATTGCCAAACATCAAAACTCTCTCTACCATGAACTATACCTTTGATATTACAAGTATTGCATGGTAACTTTTCAGCTCTTAATCCTTTTGATAACTTTTTTCTATAAGACATTATCTCATCACCAAACCAAATATCTTTGATTGAAGTAACATGAATATTACCAAGTACACCTTTTCTGCCCCAATCATTATCACAAACTAAAGCATCACCATTCCAATCAATAAACATTTTGTAAAAAGGTAAGTAACAAACATTAGTTATATTTTCTATTTTATCAGCAGTAATATTATTTTTCCTATCAACCAAATTCAATTCAAATCTTTCAGGATAACAATGTCTAGGTATAATTTCTATATTTGTGTTACCCTTCATTTCCATTAATTTATCTGTTATATCTTTATCATACATACTAACCATAATATGTGTACACCCTGCATCGGCAAAATCTTTTATTTTATCAGCAGTAAGATAATCTCCATTAGTGTTTATATCAATCCATTGAGCATTTGTTTTAGAAATAAGTTCTATATGTCTTGTCAATTTTTTGTGCAACAAAGGTTCTCCAAATCCTACAAAACCAACTCGGCCATTAAAGTTAATATCATTAAGGTCATCAACAAGTTTTTGTGTAGTCTGTTCAGATATAACCCAGTTTTTACTTGTATAAATTTCTGGGTCACTTCTAGGACAGAAAACACATTTTCTATTGCATATATCAATAGGATTAATTTGTACACTTCGTAAACTAGAAAGTTTATCAAATGCACCTGATGATTGTTGTTTCCTAATTGTATTTAGCATTATGAAAAAAAGTCCTCTAAAGAACCTGATGTACCATAAGTTCTATCAACATTCCAATGAATCTTTTCAATAATAAAGTTCAATGGTTCAATAAATGATTTTTCAAACTGCAATTCATAATCAACTTTGAAATCAAGTTTCGGAAGTTTAGTAATAAATGAAATGGCTGATGATTGATATACATTTGGAAGTTTTAAATATAAGAATTTAATTTTATCACCTTCATTGATATAAGGAAACACATGTCCTAAATTGTTTTTCTTAATTAAATGATTATAAAGAATACCACCCTTAACATGTATAGGGGCACCTTTTTTAAATAGTGTATGTGTCTCTGACCATTTCTTAACACCATTGACACTTCTTGGATATGCGATGTCTTCTGGTGGAAGTGTAAGAAACTCTTTACGGAAGTCTTGTATAAATGTGTTTAATTGTTTTTCATCACCAGACATCATAATCTTTAATGCGTCTTTAATCTTTTCACGACAAGGTGCAGGTGTAGATGATTTAACTGCTTCGATACCCATAATCTTTAGTGTTGGTTCTTTGTAACGAACTCCTTCTACATCATGAGCATTAAGAATATATCTTTTCTTTGCAGTCCAAATACCTTTGTCAGCAATCACTTCTCGTTTCATTTGCATTTTTTGTTCATATGCATGAAGATAATCAGCAAGTTCTTGATATGCTTTATCAATGAAAGGTTCAATCTTTTCTTTTGCGATTGTATCTAAAAAGTCCACAGGGTTTTTAGGTTTAACCTTTTCTATTAATGTGTCAAATGTAATATAAACAGAATCAGTATCAGACGCAAGTACATAATCAACTTTTTTTGTTTTAAGAATATTATTCATATATTCATTAATCTTTTTTTCAATCCAACGAATAGACAACTGACCAGAAGTAGTAATTGCTTCTGCCATTGTATTAGAATAATATCTAAACCAATTATTACCAATTGCACCATAGGCCGAGTTTAAAGAAATCTTTTTTGCCATTTGAATATTATTAAATGTAGAGATTTGTTTTTCATACTTTTTGTCTTTTGTGTTAACATAATTCTGTTTTGCTTCAAGCATGTACTTCTTATACTTAACTCTATCGTCATACATTGTTTGCATCATTTCTGGTAAGAAACCTTTTTTATCAGTTCTAAACAAAGCACCATTTGGTGTCATCGTTGTATTTTTAAGAATAGAAGTATCAACCTTTTTATCTAAGAGTTTATCAACTGACATACCAGGCACAGTTTTTTCACTTTTCATAGTTTCAGGTGAAATGTTATATTGCATAATTAAGTGTGGATACAATGAATTTAAATCAAAAGATAATACCCATTTGTGCATACCTGTTTGTGGGTCTTTAACATATGCACCTTCGTACTTGTCTGACTTTTCACTATTTGTTTTTTGTGGAATAACAATCTGTCTATCCATTAAATAATTGTGAATGAGAATATCCCAATATTTAACTGAACCCAAAACATCTGTGTAATTAACTTTTGCATCATAAGCCATAGTCAAACACAATTCGATTAATTTCATTTTGTCTTCTAGTCTATCAACAATTTCCACATCCATAATATTGTAATCAATAAATGATTGAAAGTCTTTTTGATACCACTCACTAAATGTTTCGTATGGATTACCATCCTTGCGTTCACCCAACTCAACACTTGCAATATGGTCAAGACGATATGATTCTTGATTTGTATAAGTAAACTTTCTGTACAGGTCATAGTAATCAAGTGCGGCAATACCTTGAATATCAAACACCTGATGATTACGACCCATTTTGTAAATAGTTCTTGCTTGAACTGAACCCCATGGTGAAAGTCTTTTTAATTGTTGTTCATCAAAGAGCTTGTTAATACGATTACACAGATAAGGTATATCAAAAAATTCAGTATTCCAACCAGTAATAATATCAGGTTGATTGTGTTGCCAGAATTTTAGAAATTCAAATATAAGTTCTTTTTCAGTTTCACATTTTACATATGCAACATCAGGTCTAGTACTTTTGTATTCACCAACACCCCAAACAAAGATTTGTTTATTTGCATGATTCTTTATAGTAATAGAAAGCAATTCATCATTTGCGTCTTGTGGGTTAGGAAATCCATTATCACATTTAACTTCAATATCAATTGTTGCAATAAGAATATCTTCTAGTGACCATTCAAGATTTTGATAGTTTTCATATAAGAAAGAATATTGATATTGTGTGTTACCATAAATGAGATGTGGTTGTTGTTTATATTGTTCAACCCATTCCTTTGAATCTTTAATAGATAGATGTTTTATTGGTGTGACATATTTACCCTCAAGTGTTTTAAACTTAGTTTCACGCATAACAGGTGAATATAGAGTAGGTGTGTATTTAACTTTCCTATTAATACGTTGGCCATCTACAACCTCACGCAATAAAAGATTATTTCCCCATTGGGAAACATTAGTGTAAAATTTCATATTTGTACTGTACCATAATTAAGTGTGAAAGTCAAGAGAAATAATTAATAAGTTCTCCTTCTCTTTCTAAGTCAACTGAACAACAATGAGCACCACCAGACCATAAGACATTCCAGCGATTAACCCAAGGTATCATATCAATATTGTATTTTTTTAGTTTATCTGCTAAGGCTTTATCATAACCAGAAGTGACAATTGTGTTTTCATCTAAGGATAATACATTACAATCAAATCTAGTTTCTTGAGAAACACCAAGTAAGTGTTCTAAAGGATACTTATTTTTTAGTCCTCTTTCTTCGCATAATTCTTTAATTGTTTTACCAGTAAAGTTCGCTGATTCTTCAATTAAAACAATATCCCAATTATTATCTTTCATAATTTGAGGTACATATTTTTCATGCCAAGTAATAACCAAACCAGGTCGTAAGATAGCAAACTTACCATCGACATGGCCATAGGCATGTAAAGGTAAAAACTCATGTTCAGAAAATTCTCTCTTCCACCACTCTAATCCATTTTCAGTTATACAAATTTTAGA